ATCACCAGCTAGATTCTGTCTTTGAAAATTAGATAGTCCAAACTGTTGACCAGCTAAACCTGCTCTAGCGTTTGCTAGTGCTTGTTGTTGTGCAAATGCTCCTGATCTTCTTGCTGCTGCATCTGCAAAACCTTGTGCTCTTAGCTGTGCTTCAAGTCCTGCTCTACCTAACGCAGTGTCGGCCATAAATTGTCCTTCTAGTGCACCCTGTCTGCCACCACCAAACGCACCTGATTGAAGAGCAAGATCAGAGATATTCTGTAAACCTGCCTGTCTTGATTGATCAAACTGTCTTAATGATTCATCAATAACCTGTTGTTGAAATGGTGATGTAAAATCTTGTATTGATCCAGCCCCGGTTCCTGCTCCACTACCCATGAATTGTTGAAGTCCTCCAACATCTTGTCCGGCTTGTGTTATAGCTGCTTGAGCTGATGATAAAAATGGTTGATAAGAACCTATACCTGAAGTTGCTAAACCAATTGCTTGAGATTGTAAAGGATCTTCACCAGCAACAAACTGACGACCTGTAAATTTAGTTGTATCTATAGGTACAGCTGTCTGTGCTGTTAACTGTTTGGCAAAATCTTTTCCTGCTTCTTGTAAATAATCTGGTAATGCCATTATGCTAATCTACCCTCCAACATTTGTGCTTGATCGAACATTGCTTGTGCAGGATTTTCTTTACCCTGAGACTCCTCAGATATCATACCACCCGCTTCTAAATTGTCCATCATATTTTGCATAACTTCAGCGCCTTTGTCTATGTCGCCTCCGCCTGCATTTCTTACAGCGTCTGCTGTAAATACAAATTCATTCTTGCTAAGCCTAGCTGGCACATCGTCCGCTCTTTCTTCTTTACCTATTGGCACAAAGCCACCTTCTCTATAATCTTTTTCCATACCACCTAGATCCATGATACCGCCTTCTGCTTTTTGGTTTAATGAAGATAGATAATTAGTTACCTGATTGTTTGTAAGTTCAGTCATAGTTGCTATAGTATCTATGTCCATACCTTTATCTTTCATTTGCTTTATCATTGCCATTTGTTCTTTTGATAAAACAGAATTACCACTTTCATATCCTCCTCTTGGTATATCAGCTAATCCTCCACCTTCGGCAAAAAATCTTTTTTGTACAACTGATTCAGGAGGCATAAAATATAATGCAGATTTTGTAGGGTCTTGATAATATTGTTTAGCTTGGTCTCTAATGTTAGCTACCATTGGCTGTATACCTGTAACAGGCACACCTTCATCTACTTCTTCTTCTTCACCACCCATTAAGAATGGTGCAGCAATTGCTGCAGCTCCAAGTCCACCACCTAATAATCTTAGTGCACTAAATTTATTATCTGCCTCTCCACCTACTCTAAATACATTGCCTATTTGACCTAAAAAACTTTGATCTCCACTTTGTAATCCTGACAAAAGACCAGAACCTGCTCCTCTTAAAAAACCTGCACCTTTTAATCCTGCTAGTTTGCCTCCAAACATAGAGCTACCTGATGCAAAAGGACCAAGTCCTCCTGCGTAAGCTCCAAGCCCAGCTAATATTGCAGCTTTACCTACCGGTGATTTAACAACTTTTTTTACAGCTTTTTTAGCTTTTCTTACAAGCTTACCTAGAAAATATCCTTGTCTTGGCTCTTCGAGTGTCATGATTCCGCCCATGTTACGAAGTTGTCTTTCCATATTCATTCTTGAAATTGCCATAGTTTGTCCTTTTTATCGCCTTTTTCTATTATAATCAATCATATATATCTACTAGATCTACAATGCCACCGTCCATAAAACTAGCTGACTCAGAAACATCATCAAATCCAGGTCCAGCTTGTTCTCTAGATGCCTGAGATACACTAGCACCCTTGCCTCCTCTTAAACTATCATAAAAACCTTGTCCTGATGCCATAGCCCTATCAAAATCTGCTTTTGCAGCTGCTTCTTTAGCCGCTTCCATAGCTTTTTCTTTAGCTTGATTTCTTTGATATGCTAAACTTGCTATTGCAGTAAAAGGATTTAGAAATCCTAACGTAGCAGCAAAAGCTGTACCTAACATACCTTTTGTAGTAGTGGGGTTATTATATTCATCAATAGCTTCTTGTTCTTCAGGAGTCATACCCATAGTTCCTGTCATAGATTTATCTAAAGCAAAATCTGCAGTTGTTAAACCTTGATCTACAGGTCCAGTGTCAGTTATGCCACCGCCACCGCCGCCGTCACCACCTCTATTTATATTTGGATTTAATATTGGTGGAACTACTGGTAGTGTAGATATACCACCAGACATATCTAATGTTTTTGGTTGAAACGGGCTAGCTAAATACCTGTCAAAAGGTACAAAATTAAAACCCTGGTCTCTTATATTTTGATCTGTTGGATCTAATATCATTTTGTTTCTCCAAATAAGTCAAGGCTTGGCATTATTACCCTGACATCTTTTCTAATATCTTCTTGAGGAATGCCTTTAGCTTTCCACTCCTCATCACTCTTGTATATCTCACCTGTCTTTAAATTACTAATAGTTTCTATAATCTTCTCTGGTTTTATTACTTTCATTATGTTGTTACCTCTCTTGGCTGTATTTCTAATATTGAAGCTATAACGTGCAGCTCGTTCGCGTCAGCAGCTTGTACTTTTAATATCTCACTTTCCTCCATTACAAGAGGTTGAGATAAGAGTTCTGTTGTGGCCTTAGATGCTATAGCTTTATCTTTAAATAAATTAAATATAGCACCACTAGAATTTACTAATGTTATAGTTATTGTAGACCCTGATCCAGCATCTTCAGTTACTAACAATGATTTAACGA